GTGTTGTGAGAGCAGTTAGAACGAGAAACGCAGACATAATCCGCAAATTAAAAGACATATATTGAAGTTTAAAAAGATTTGAAGATCCCATGATAACATGATAACCGAAAGCCAACGCATTTGTCGGCATTTTATCTGCTAATTCTTTTTTCAATTCCTCGTCATTTTTGAACCACGCATCGATTATTCGAAAATAATTTAAAAACTCTATTTCACCTTTTGCAGTTGCCTTATCTTTTATCATTTTTGCGGCATGTTTCATATTTTGTTTAAACTCTTCCATTCTATTTGTTTCAGCTGTTCGCTCTGCCTCACTTGCTGCTTTTAATGCAGCATCTTTTTTACTTTGAAACAGCGCTGCAAATTTGCGAAGATTTCCACCCGCTTCGATTTTTGTTGTAAGATATTCGTCTAATAATGTTGATGTAGCATTAAATTCATTGTATAAACCAACAACTTCATTCATTTCATCTTTTTCTAAATTAACCTCTGCTATATCTGGATAACCTCCTATTGTTGGGAATGTTTGAAATAGACCCACAATACTTCCAACAACCTCCAACCCTTCGAATTGTTGTTCAGAATTTATATATGCGGCATACGCACTCCTCACCGCGGAGGTTGCAGAAGTTTTTTCAAATTCTTCCCTTCCACCGGGAGCGTATAATTTTTCTAAACACGTTTCAACATCTAGACCGGCGTTATGACAAAGTAAATATTGATTAAAAACAAGCTCATTCTGTGCAAATTCCGATAACAATTGAGGAATTGCATCTAAATAATTATTATTCATACATTTGTCGCAAACATATACCAATTCATAATTTTTTGTTCCATTAACATCAGTTGTTCTTAACTGCGCGGTTATTGTGGGTATAACTTTTTGTTCTTTTTTTGACAACGCTTTAAATAATTGCAAAGCATTTCTCGATTCTTCACTGGGTCCTACCGGCTTTAATTTACCTACTGGTCCCATTTTGACAACACCCACATCACTACCTTCTTTGTCACCTTCCAATGGTATAACAGCTATTCCTTTTTTTGCTTCTTCTTTTTCATTATACTTTTCTTGTACATTATCTTCTTTTTTTTCTTTGTCGTCGATTATTCCCGCTTCTTCCACAACATCCACTTGAGGGACAATCTGATTGGAGCTTCTTGCAACTTTTACACTGTTTATTGCTTGTCCAATAGTTTGTTGAGGGGTGCTGTATCCAACTGTAATACTTTCTTCTATTTTCTTCATATCAGATTTTAAACGACTCTCGTATAGTTTAGCAATTCTAGATTTAAAAAGACTTCTTCTATTATATTCAGTTTTATCTGTTACTGTTTTAGTTGTTCCAAATAATTGCCCCCACATTGTATTATCAGCTACTACTTTTTTTGTAAATATAGTTAGTTTTTCATCTGTATAACTTTTGTCCGCCGTTTGTAATTTTTCTTTTTGCGTTTCTAATTGTTGTTGATTTTTTACATATTCATCTTGAATCATAGAAATAAAACCAGAAATTCTACTTTTACTTGTTTCAAACATTGCATTTTGTTTTTCAACTTTAACTTCCATTGACGAAACAACTCCTTCTCTAAATGAAACAAACATCTCATCAATTTTGGACTCTAATTCTTTTGGAACTTTATCGGTTTCAACTGAACCATCGTCTTTTTTTTCTACATACTTGGTCTCTAAATATTCCAATAAAGCATCTCTTTTTACGGCGCTTATTTTAGACTCACTTTTTTGAGGGTCTTCTTTTAAAAAACTGGAAATATCTGTTGACATAGAATCCAAATTAAACTGGGCAGATTTAAAGAAATCTTTTATTGCTTTATAAGTTTCTAAGTTTAATTGTTGTGTAACATCATAAATTGCAGTTCTAGGCGTTCCTGAATTTTTTTTTATCAATTCTCCATACAAAGTAACCGTATTTCCTATTGTTGATTGAGGAACTACTCTTTCTAAACCAGTTTTTTTAAAAATTTGAATAACTAGCTGTCTATCTTCGTAATCTGATGTTGGAAACCCAGAAACTAAACCTAATTCTGTTTCAACTGGGGCATCTGGTCCCAATAGTTGTTTTAGCATTTCATTTGTAAATGGAGTTTTTGTTGTGGCTAAAAGATTACTCATAGCTATTAATTTTGTTTCTTCTGGCAGATACGAACTGTATAACTTTTTTAAGCCATCTCCTACAATATCTGGTTTATTTAATGCAACTTCTTTGTTACCATCATCATCTTTCAATACCAAATCCATAGAAATTCCTTCTTGGATCAATTTTTCTTGGACTTCCTTAGTGACACCCTGTATAAATTCGTCAAATAATGTGTTTACTTGCGAAGGGCTCGCGCAAGTGTTTTTTTTATCACCAAACGCATTTTGGAAATCAAATTTATCTACACCAACAGTTCCATCTGTATTAAGTATATTAAATGACTCATATACTTTTCCACTTTCATCAGTTTGATAACTGCATATTCCAGTTTCTGGTTTATAAGGAGGTATAGGAATTGTGGTCGTTGGCAATAAAGAAAAAGGAGCCACACTTTTAAGTGAATCTTGTCTTTGCACACTTCCCGTCATAGAGTCTTGTTTTTGCAAACTTCTAACGGGTTTTTCAGAGTCTGTGAAAGCTTGAGCGCCCGTAGTTGCAGCTAAAAAAGCAATAAGGGCTTTTAAAATTTGTCTTCCTCCTCCACCCTTTAGTTCACCTAATTCTGTTGCAAGCTTTACTTTATCTTTAAATTCATCCAATGATATAGGGTTATATTGACCCATTAATTCTGAGATTTTTGTATCTCTAACACTCTTTTCTGGATTTTCTTTTATAATCTTCAACAATTCTTCATTTATTTTTTTTTGTTGCATTGTAGCTCCTTCAACAATTAATTTAAAATCCCTCGAGTATGCATTAAGTTCTAAACTCTCTGTGGAATTAGAATCGTTTCCAATTCCTAATATTTCACCATTTATTTGTAGACCATCTACAATTTTTTGAAAATTGGTTTTTTCAGAATTAGAACCTTCAATGCTTTTAGTAATTAATTCAAATACTTCTTCATCGCTTTTATCTTCTCTGGTTAAAAGAATTTGCAATGCTTCTTCACCATTAGATTGCAGATTATTAAAAATTTCGTCTTTGCAACTGTTTAAATTTTGGGATGACACCATTTGTTGATATAAATTATGTATAGCATTATCAATTAATGTATTATATAGCGTTGGCATTTCTTGACAAGCCACACTGTCTTTAAAAATTAATAATTCAGCCAAACCTGTTTCTAATAAGTCTAATGAATTGTCAACTTTAATTTTTGTCATTTCCATAAGTTTAACTAACTGTTTTAATGGATCGTCTGTCTTTTCTTCAAATGTTTTAATATCAAATCCTTGAGGAAATACATATTCTCTTAAAAAAACGCCAGGTGGCATTTGAGCATCTTCTTCGCCTTTAATAGCATCTTCATATTGAGAATCATCTGGAGTTGAAATTTCATCTTCCTCTGTTGTTGGTTCGGATAATACAGCAAATCGATTTGACATCGCAATTACAATATAAATATAAGAAGATTTAATTTTCAAAATTAAATCTTTTCTTTTTGGTTTAGTCTCGCGTTTTTATGCATTTCTTGTCCATTTGAAATGTTAGTCCTTTCTCCTCTTGTGGGACGATTTTCAACACGCATTTTGATTTTTTCCCGTATAGCGGCTCCGTGCACCCCTTCTCTTTTGGTTTCTCTATTTTCTTAAACTTGAACAGTTTCGGTTTATCATCCGTGCATCGCGCCCTAAAGTGTTCATATCTTTCTCTCACATCGCAGAATTTCAAATTCGACTTTTTGTTCAACATCTTGTTAACCAGCTCGTGCAAATTATAGACATAGCGCGAAAAACTATCACGGTCCTTCATATCTTCCATTGTCAAAGGCAATTGTTTCAAATTTGTCGTCAAATTCATTCTGCAATATTTGCACGGCAATACTTTCTGCAAGCTAATTATAAAGTTTCGATAATCGCGTTTTTCATCTTCCGTTGGATCAACGGGATAATTGAAACTCATCGTGTGCAAAAAATGCCACATCGGTGGTCCCCACACCGTTGTCAACATCCCATCTCCACTATTATATTCATCTTTTGAATAAATTAGTTTTTTATTTTTTCTTGTTTTTGTTCTTGTTTTATTTTTTTGACTAATTATGACTATTTTACGCGTTTGAGATTTCTTCATATATACTCCCTAGAAATAAAACCCAATATTATATATAAATGGACTCTTTTTCTGTTTATGCCGACAATTCTAAAAATGTCTGCATTTGCACAACAATTTCTATTATTTTAATTCTGCTGTTTGTTATTAGTCCGTTAAATAAGTTTTTTATTGCGTCCCTCTTTGGTAAATTCACAGCTCTTCTTATTTTAGCATATGCACTTTACCAGAATTATGCAAATACTGAAAGCCTTTCTAAAACCACAGACACTTACATATTCAAAGGCGAATGGTCATCAGTAAAAACAAATATTTTGTGTGGTTACATTTTTTCATTCTTCATCTTGTTACTCTTTTTTTCTCTCGTTAAAAATATGTTACTATAACTTTTGTAGAATTCTATTTATGTTCCCTATTTTTGCATTGTCAAAGTCATCACTTACTTTGGCGCAATTTAGCGAATTTAGCACATTTAGCACATTTAGCACATTTGCCGTTTTATTTTCTGTTTTCTTTTCCATCATTAAATCCATAATTTTCTCATAATACATCGAATCATTTTTGAAATCAAGTCTTTTTATTTCACTTAATGAACCATCTTGTTTCCTGAATAGCATTTTTCTTTATATTCTTTATAAATTATCTTTATTTCGTTTGATTAAAGCAATATATTCTTTTAGATATATATAAATGACGCGTTTATATAAAAGTTTTTTAAATCAAGCAGCAGGTTCTTCATTAACGGGAGGTGGTTTTTCTGATTATTTAAAATTTCCGAGTGCAGGTGGTTCAAGTATTACAAGAATTGGCATAATTATTGTTATTATAATTATTATTGCCGTCGCGCTCTATTATGGTTACAAATATTTATCAAAAAAATTCAGCGTTGGCTACAAGGCGAATAGCGAACATATTCCCGTTGATGGCGTATCCGGAAATGAATGCGAGTTACTGCTTTTCACTGCAAACTGGTGTCCAATATGCAAGCGCGCCGCTCCAGAATGGGAACAAGTAAAGCTGGAATACAAGGGAAAAACGGTGAATGGGTATACAATTGTATTTACGGATGTTGATTGCACCAACGAATCTCCAAATGTTACAAAGCTAATGGATCAGTATAAAATTGAAGGATTCCCCACTATCAAATTAATTAAAAATGGACAAGTCGTGGAGTTTGATGCAAAAGTAACCAAGGCCAATTTAGAACAATTCATAAATACAGCTATTTAAAAATATTAATATTATATAACTAATATGTCTATAATTACTGCATACAGCAAATGCATTCACAACAAAGAAAATTCAAGATGCAAAACTTGCAATCCTTTAGCATTTTGCGAACATAATATAGAGAAGCGTTTTTGCATTCCTTGCAAGGGTTCGGCTATATGCGAACACAATAAAAGAAAGTCTAGATGCATATGTTGTAAGGGTGGCTCAATTTGCGAACACAATAAAAGAAAAGAATATTGCATTGATTGCGGTGGTTCAGCTATTTGTCAACACAAAATAAGAAGACAAATTTGTAAAATATGCAAAGGTTCTCAAATTTGTATACACAATAAACAAAAAAATTACTGCAATGATTGCGGCGGAAATTCCTTATGCAAAAATTGCAAAATTACATTTGGTAATTTTAAATACAATGGTTATTGTGTTAGATGTTGTGTGCATTTATTTCCAGAAATTAATGTTTGTAAGAATTATAAAACAAAAGAAAAAACTACCGCCGAATATATTACATCTTTTTTTACAAATTTTACATGGATTATTGACAAAAAAATAGAAAACGGTTGTTCAAAAAAAAGACCTGATTTATTACTTGATTTAGGATATCAAATAATTATAATAGAAATTGACGAGAACCAACACAATGAATACGATTGCTCTTGTGAAAATAAAAGGTTAATGGAAATTTCTCAAGATGTTGGTCATAGACCTATTATTTTTATTCGATTTAATCCTGACAATTATATAAATTATTTGGGTAATAAAGTTAAATCATGTTGGTCTATTACAAAAATAACAGGAATGATTAAAATTGAAAATAAAAAACACTGGAACAAAAGATTGGAATGTTTGAAATCACAAATTGAATATTGGACTTTACCTGAACATAAAAGTGAAAAGACCATTGAAATTATACATCTTTTTTACAATGGATTTAATGATTCAAACTAATAATTTTCTGCATCTTCAATTGGTTCTTTTATTGGTTCCTCTTTGGGTCCTTCATTTGTTTCTTCTTTGACTCCTTCATCCTCCATTTTTAACCCAGAAAGAAATTCTTCGGCGGCTTTTATTCCCTTGTCTATTAATTTCTTCCTAACTTCACTGGAGCGCAAGGATTCTTTCATGCTGTCCAAGCTCATAAAGTGTGCACCATATTTCAATTCATAAGGAATAACCGCATCACTACTGCATTGCGCACTTGCAAAATTAACAAGGCGACTAACAAAATGCACAATATAATCTAACATTGTGGATTCATTTTTTACAATGTTATTTTCCTTTTTCTCATACACATTCTGTATTCCAAAAATCTCGTCAACATTCTTTTCATTGGCGATGCAATATTTGATAGGATAATTATTTACTGTGCCTCCATCCACAAAACATTTGCCGTCAAAACACACAGGCGTTATTACCATGGGTATAGCACACGACATGTGCACAGACTGCAACACAGGAATGTCAGGAAAGGTCTTGTAATTGATATCACACACTTCAAAAGAGTTTAATTCGAGAGAAAAAAAGTGCAATTCAATACCAGAATATTCATAAAATTCCTTCATTGTCATTGTAAGCGGCAAATCCCTAGCTTCAAAGAAGGGTTTATAAAATATTTCCATAGAAGAACCATCAAATATTCCCTTTTTTGCATAAGATTCAAATATCTGCGATATATTTACATTATAAACTTCTTGCCAAGGTCTCAAAATAACATAATCGTTTATAGCATCCCACTCGAATTTAAGAGCCAACAACAAAGAAATAATTGCACCAACAGAAGTCGCATAAATAGTTTTAATATTATTAATATTCCAAAACCCACTTTTTTCCAAGTGTTGAAGAGCACCAATAGCTTGAAATCCAGTTGGACCGCCGCCAGGTATTACCAGATGTCTAATAGTCATTTTTCAAATATATTAAGTATCCATTTTTTATTTTTAAATTGTATAAAGTATAAACCATATTTTTTTTTAGAAGCTATGAATAAAGGCAAATAATGAGCAGCATATTTACTTTGGAGAATGTAACGGATTTTTCTGAAAAACTCAATATTGATGAATTATACGAGCGAAAAAAACAATACGATTTAAACAAGCTCGATCTTTACAATAAAATTTTGAATCGCATTCATGTCCGCATTAAGACAACTGCTCGACAAAAGATCGACGAGCAATTCTGTTGGTATGTCGTCCCCGAAGTTATTCTTGGCATCCCAAAATACGATCAAGGCGCCTGCATTGCTTATATTATGGATAAACTCAAAGACAACGGTTTTATTATCCGCTACATCCATCCAAATACTTTATTCATCTGTTGGAAGAATTGGGTACCTTCATATGTAAGGACCGAGCTAAAAAAGAAAACAGGCATAGTGGTCGATGAATATGGTCGTCCTTTAGGGAAGGATGACGACAACTCGACAAAAAATCTCTCTTTGGAACCCAAGAACCTCGATGAAGCCATGTTCAAAATGGGCGATTCATCCAGCTCCGCTTCCTCTATATCGGCCTCGGCGAAAAAGAAATACACGCCAATCAACTCTTATAAGCCTCAAGGCAACCTTGTCTATGGGGAAGACTTATTGAACTCTTTGGAAGATGTATTTGATAATGTTTAGAGCATATACCTAGAGAAGAACCAACAATGCAACATCAAGCCCAGCAAACTGAAAGTAAAAAGGTGAAAATCCACAGTTTTTGCACAAAAGTATTTTGGGTTTTCGTTTTTGGACATTTTTTTTGTCCATTTTTGAAAAGGGGATATACTTTTGTGTAAAAAGTCGCGCCAAAACGGCTTTAAAGCATTTTGCTCTCTTTTTTATTTTTTAATCAAAAAAAGTGTTAGCA